AACTTTATGGAGAACTAGCTGACTTTGTAGGTCATAAAGAATTAGAAGCTGTAATAAATTCTACTGCTGATGCAATACGTTTTCTTGTCAGCAACTTTCCAAAGTTAGAAGCACATATGACAAATAGGCATTACAAAGTTCTTGTTGATGACTATGACATTGATGAAACTGAGCTACATAATCCTATCGGTCAATCGGATATAAGTATTGTTCCTGTAATTAGTGGTGCTGGTGGTGGATTTGGAAAAATATTGGGAGGTGCTGCGTTAATTGGATTATCATTTTTTTCTTTAGGAACTTCAGCAGGATTAGGAGTTGCATTTACAAAAGGTTTTGCCAAAGTTGGTTTAATTCAAAAAGGTTTATTTGGAATTGGTGCAGCTTTAACTTTATCAGGCGTAAGTGATTTATTATTTCCTTTACCTGAGTTGCCTGACTTTTCTAATGAAGAAGATCCCAGAATATCATTTAGTTTTTCTGGGGTTCAAAATACATCACGGGCAGGAACTAGCCACCCCATTGCTTATGGTGAAATAGTAACTGGATCAGTTGTTATCTCTGCTGGTATTGACACTAATCAGGTACAAGCATGACAGATAAAATTATTAGAGGTTCTGGTGGTCCTCCTCCCACTCCACCATCTCCAACAAGAGCACCTGATACTTTAAACAGTAGACAGTTTGCAACAATTTTAGATCTTATATCTGAAGGAGAAATAGAAGGTTTTGCTACTCCATCAAAGGCAGGACTTACAAAAGGTACAACAGCTTATAACAACGCAGCATTAAAAGATATATTTTTAAACGACACTCCAATACTTAACTCTAGTGCTAGCAACACTAATCCACAAACTTCTGATTTTAACTTTCAGAACGTAGGCTTTACACCTCGTTTTGGAACGTCAAACCAACCACATATCCCAGGAATTGAAAGTAGCCAATCGACAACTCCTGTAGGCTCATCACCTACCAATCCGCTTGGTACTGTTGCTTCTGGAGAAGCAAATGCTGTTACTCGTCAAATAACAAACACTAATG